ATATACCACGCTGCAGCTTCTTTTATTGCATCATCATATGTTTTTAATTTATTAGTAAATAAATCTCTTGCAATGTATTGTTGTCCTTGTATTTCGGGAAACCATTTTTTAATTGCATTTAAATCTTTGTATGTATTTTTTAATTGTGATTGCACATATTCATCACCAAACCACTTCCAAACGTTATCACCACCAGCATAAACACGTGTTGCTGTTTGCATAAATTTACCGTTTGTTAATTTAAGATATAAACCATCTAATGAATTAATAGATCCTTTTTTAATATCTTGAAGAACGGCTCCAAGCTCTGATGCCACAATGTTTTCATCTAACACCCCTCTTCTAATTTTGTCTTCTATTTTATCAATTAATACTTTTTCATTTAAAACTTTTCCTGCACCAAATATATCATCTAATGTCATTTTAAATGCTTCAGTAACAGATGCACCACCACCTATATGTCCATTTGCTATTGGAAACAAACTTGCTGATGTAACGTTACGAACTTGTGTAGCAGGAGATAAAACTGTTTTACCAAACTGTGTAGCAACTTTTAATTGTAATATAGCTCTATACGCATTGCTTTGTATAAGTTCATCTAATTTGCCAGGTGTGCCTCTTAATGCTTTTACAATATCATTAGATGCATGTAGGTTTGACAATCTAGATGATAAAAAACCTAAACCAGGCACGTTACCTATTTTTTGTGCATCTAATATACCTCGTGCATTAGCTCTTGCTTCGTCTTTAAATAACCATCCTTCTTTAATTCCTAGTGCAGCAACCCGATCAAATAATTTTTTGTTTGTTGCTTGTGTTATTGCATGTGAAGTTGTAGTCATTACTGCAGCTTTTAAATTATTTTCTTCACCTAATAATTTTTTAATTGCATCCGGCATTTCATCACCTGTTCTTACAATATCTTTTAATCTTAATTGTTTTTTAGAAATCATTTTTAAAAATTCTAATGGATCACCATTATTAGTTTTACCATCTTGTAATATTTTTTTAACTAATTGTTCTGCGTTTTTTTTAATTCTAGCTTCCGGATTAAAAGATTTAAATGCAGGTTCATCTAATGCTGCTTTTCTTAAATCTCTATTATTTTTTACAAGATTAACCATGTAATCTACAGCACCATCAAATATTTTTTTATCTGGTTTATATGTAGGGTCTGTAAATATAGAAAAAGATTTACGCATATACGTGCTAATATTTTTTAACATGTATTTTTTTAATTCACTATCTGGTAACATGTTTGCAAAAGATTTTTTAATTTTTAATAATTCAGCGTTTAAATTTTTAGCACTATCCTGTAGTAAACTAGGCAATTGACTTAATTTTGTTTTACCTTGTAAATAACTTAATGTTTGATCTAAATAATGTTTTTGACTTGCAGGTGATGTTGTTTTTGTGTTGTATAAATCTTTGTTTGCTTTAGCTAAATCATAAGCTTTTTTTTCAATAGATTGTAAATATTTGTCGATAGTTCTAGATCTTGCTCTTATTTCTCTAGCTGCTCGTGTTGATAATGTAAATTGTTGTGCTGTTTTTTTACCAACAGATCTAAATGCAGATAAAAAATTATCTAATCTTTTTAATCTTTGTTTTAATGGATCATCAGAATTTACAGAAAACATTCTCCATTTATCAAAGTCAGGTAGTTGTGTTTTAATAGGTACTTTACCTACAAGGGCAGGTGCAATAATTTTTTCTAAACTATATTGTGTTCCTTTTTTTAATGCTTTTGATATTGTTGGTATGACTATTGGATCTTTAGATAACAAATAAGATGCACCAGATATAACAGGACTAACACCATATTTTAATCCTATACCTGTTGGTTTCATAATACCATATTTTAATCCAAGTGATGCAGGTTTACCTAACAAACTAAATCCAGCTCCTATTGCTGCACCTTCAGCACCAAATCTTAATCTGTTTTTAAATCTTGCCGCTGCTAAATCACGGCCAGATAAACCCTCTGTGTCCTCTTCTTTTAAAACTATGTTTCCTCTACCAGGTTCGCTAGCTAAAAAATCTGTAATTCCAAAAATAGTTGCCATATTACCAGATTTAGATGCTATGTTAGTTATGGTGGATCCAATGACTGCTGTTGATGCACCTTTAGCTTTAGAAACCATAGACAATCTTCTAAGTCTGTTGGTAATTTTAATAGCTGCACTACTAGGAACACCATACTGTGTTAATACTTCAACTACTTTACCTGTTAAAGTTTCTGGTTCTTTTAATTTATTTTCTTCATAAACTTCTGTAAGTTTTTCATTAAGATTAGTATCAAATAATCTACCTACAGTTAAATCTATGCCAGCTGTTGCAAGATCACCAATTGCATAACCAAGTTTTTGTGCACCAGAATAATACCCTTTTTCTAAATCTTCAAATGTATCTATGTAATCTTTTTCTTTAGCTTCGCTGCCTTCCATTAATTCTTTTATTCTTGCTAATTTTATTGGATCAAATGGATTAGTTTCTAATATAGTTGAAGCATTCATTAAACCTTTCCAAGTAAATTTTTTAGGTTTTTTTTCTGTGCTAAATCTTTTTTTTAAAATTTTATCAACGGTGCTTTGATCAACGTTGTATTCTACTTTTTTCTTTTTAAAAGGAGTATTAGAAGCCATTTACGCCTCCGCTGGTAATTGCAAATTTACTTCGTATTTTTGATTAAATGAATTAACGTCTTGTTGCGTTTGTATATTTGCAAAATCAACTAATGCTTGTTGACTGCTTGCAATTAAAGTTACAATGTCATCTGTTATTGTATTTGGTAATCTTGATCTTAATTCGTCAAAACTTAAATCTTGTACAGGTCCTTGGTCCGTGGGCATTTCTGCAGGCATAGGTTGTCCACCCATCTGTAATCCTACTCTACCACCTTTTGCAAATGAATCTTCGTCTACTGGTAATTTACCTGTTTGATCGTATACAATCAAATCTTCAAAAGTATATTGACCAGCACCTATTGCTTGTAATAAAGCTTTTCTAGTTGCATCGTCTTCTGCTCCTGTATACAATGCTTGTAGTTTTGCATTGTCTTCTAATTGTTTTTCTATACTTTTAATTTTTGATTGACTTGGTAAACTATCTGCTGGTACTGGAGCAACTCCTTTAGGAGTTTCTTTTGCTTCTTCTAATTGTTTTTCTAATTTTCTTTGTTGTGCTATTAATTTAGTATATGCTTCTTGTTGTCTTTCAAACATAAAATCATCTTGATCACCTTTGTTTTTAATTCTTGCAATGTCTTCTTCTGACATTTGTTGCATAATGTCACCTATTAAAGCTTGTGATAATTTATCATCTGCATCAGCGGTTGAAGATTTAGCAGCTGTAAAAGTTTCAAAAGGTTTTTTAGCCGATGTTGCAACTTGTTGAAATATGTTACCAGATCTTGGTCTTGCTACTAAATCAAGTCCTGTGTTAATTAAAAAATTATTAAAATCACTTTGTCTGTCTGCTTTTTGTGATTTAATAAAATCCATAGCACGATTATATCTAGACTCTAAATCAGTGTTACCGTTTTCAAAATTTTGTCTTTTACCTAATTCTGGTGCATCTAAACCTGAAGTTATTCCTTCAGCTTTACCACCTATTCTAAACATTGGTCTTCTTAAAGTTCTATTCATTAATTTCCTTTAATATTCCCATATATGCCAGCTAACGTTGAACCTAATCCAAGTGCTTGTGCTAATGGACTAGCTCCAGGTTGTTGTGTAAATTGATATTGACCACCAATAGATCCAGATAGGTTTCCTAAACCTGTTCCAAAGAATCCAAATCTTTCCATTGGCTCGTATAGTTTTTGTCTGTTTGCTTCTCTTTGTGCTTCAAAGACAGCTTGTGCATAAGCTTGATCAGCTGCGCCCACTTGACCCGCTCTTGATATATCTGTTCCTTGGAAGCCTTGTAAACTTTGACCTAAACCTGTTTGGAATTGACCAAGTCCTAGTTGGCCTTGTGCAAGACCTGCTTGTTGTCCTGACATTGCACCTCTTTGACCAGCAAATCCTGCTTGTGCTTGTGCTAATGATGCTCTTTGACCTGCCATACCTGCCTGTTGACCTGCTTGAGCTGCCTGTGCTTGACCTAAACCAAGTTGTGCTGAACCTAAACCTAATTGACCTTGTGCTAAAGCTGCTTGTTGTGCTGCTAAAGATCCTGTTGCTGAACCTAAACCTAATTGACCTTGTGACAATGCCATTTGATTTTGTAAGTCTGCTTGTCTTGCAGCTTGTGCTTGACTAAATCCTTGTGCTTGTAACTGTGCTTGTAACGCTGCTCTGTTTTTATCTGATTGTGTTTGGTATTCTGATTGCAAAACACCTTCTCTACCACCACCAAAACCACCTAACGCTACAGCTTGATCAGATATAGCTTGTTGTCTTGCTGCTGCTTGTTTATCAAAATCTGCTAATGTTGTATCAATTACTTGTTGTTGATACGGCGACATGTAAGATGAAATAGATCCTACTCCCGTTCCTGCGCCTGTTCCAGTTAACCCTGCTGCAGTTCCTAATCCTGTTCCTGCTGCACTAATAAATGGAGATACCCCACCTAGTGTTGTACCAGCTTGACCTAATCCTGTTCCTGCTGCACCTATAAAAGGTTGTGCACCTGCAGTTGTTCCTGCTGCTGTACCTAAAGCTTGTTGCGCTCCGGTTAATTGTGTGCCTGCAGTTCCTAAAGTTGTTCCTGCTCCTGTTAATTCTTGTCCTGCAATACCTAATCCTGTTTGTGCTAATCCTAAACCTGTACCAGCTGTTGCACCAGCTTGTTGTGCTGCTGTAACAAATGGTTGGTAAGAACCTATACCAGTTCCTGTTAATTGTGTTGCTTGTTTTTGTAAATTTGTTTGTGGTGCAACTTGAGGTGCAATAGATGCTAACTCAGTTGCTGTAAAAGGTTGATTAATTATTTGTTGTAAACCCTCTGAATACTTTTTTCCTAACGCCTCAATATAGGGTGCGGGTCTATTTATATTTATTATTTCTTCAGCCATTATAATACTTCTTCCAATCTTTGTGATGTAGCAAACATTTGTCTAGCACCTTTTAATCCTTGTGATTCTTTAGATACTTCACCACCTTGTTCTAGGTGACCCATCATGTTCTCCATAATTTCTGCACCTTTATCTATATCTCCACCACCTGCATTTCTAACAGCATCTGCGGTAAAAACAAACTCATTTTTTGATAATCTTGCTGGCACATCATCTGCTCTTTCTTTGCCACCAATCGCTACAAAACCACCTTCGTTTCTATAGTCTTTTTCCATACCACCCATGTCCATAAGACCACCTTCTTGAGCCATCATTCTTGGTTGCATTCTCATCATCATAGGATTCATTTGTCTATTCATCATAGGATTCATCATTCTAGGTTTTGGCATTTGATCTGGTGTTGTTTGCATTGGTTCTGGTGTTTCATCATCACCAAATGATTGTGTACTTATACCATCTACAGCTTGTGTTACTGGAGGTAAACCTGTGCTACCACCTAATGATCTTCTTAATCTGTTAATACCGTACAATTGATTTAATGCAGATGATCTAACATTTTTATTATTATCATCATCGTCGTCATCATCATACCCACCAAGAGCAAAACCTATACGTCCACCATCAGCAGCTGGAACAGTATACCTTCTAAAATTAGGAGGACCATACATATCTAAATATTTTTGAACTTCTGCATCATACTCTGCTCTGTAATCTCTTTTATTTTTATCGTCTTCACTAAATAAAAATGGTAATGATGATAATGTTGCTCCACCTAAAGCTAGCATACCTTTTCCTGTTAAAGAACCTTCATTTGCTAAACCAAATCTAGCTAGTATATTTCCTAATCCACTACCTCCCATTTTTCCTTTTTGAGGTCCTGTTGTAATTAATGCTTTTAACGGATTAAAAGATCCTTTACCAAAAAAATTACTTAATCCACCGCCGCCACCTAAATAACCAAGACCACCAATTAATGCAGCTTTACCTAATGGACTTTTAAATATTTTTTTAATTCCACGTGTAGCTTTTTTAACAAGTTTACCTAAAAAATATCCTTGTCTTAAATCTGCTATTCCACCACCCATGTATCCAGGTCTACCACCATCAGCGCCATAAAAATATTGACCACTCATGTCGGGGTTGCTTCCAAAAAAATTAGTTAAGTCTACTAATGGTAAACGATTTGTTGGAATAGTATCATCTTCTGTATCGTCATCATCATCTGGTGGAGTAACTTTTGTTGGCATAAAAGGTAAATTTCCACCACCTCCGCCTTCTCCTCTTATAGGAGAAAATTCTTTAGTTATTGGATTATAATTTAAATCATTTTCTCTAGCGTATCTGTTTGGTTCAAACTTTTCCATTAAATCAGCACCAGTTGTATTGGAAGGATTTAAATTTGATAAATCTTGCATTTTTTCAAATTGTTGATTTAATCCCTCTAATGTTACCGGTCCTGCAGCATATTTATCTAACAATTCTTTTGCTATAGATGGAATATTTGGTTGAGCTCCTGGAAAACTAGGAATATCACCTTTTACAAATTTATTTTTATCATCAAAATAACCAAATCTACCTTCATCATAAAAACCAGATGCAACAAGACTAGCTGTGGTTGGTATATTTTGCATTTGTGAAGTAGGTAAATTTCCCTGCGCTACATCTTGACCTAATGCCATAATCTCTTCATCAGTTAAATCATCAAGATTAGTAAAACCAACTTTTGCTAAACCCGATATATATTTATCTTTGTTTTGTCTAAATAATCTTTCAATGTAATTTTTTCTATAATTATAATTATGTCGTTCTATAAAAGATACATTACCATCTTTATTAAGATCCATTTCATCAAAATATTCTTCTGAACCAGTCCCTATTTTTCCTTCAGGGGGTATTTTTGTAATAAACGCTGCCATTTCTTTTGTTGAAAGACCACCTAATTGTGGAGGTAATCCAACAGGAGCATTTATTTTGTTTATATAATCTTCTCTTACATCTCTTTCATCTCCAGCACCTCTAAAACCACCACCTAAATCTGTTCCTGGAGAAATATCTCCACCAGATCCTGAAAATTGTGCACCACCACCTTGACCTTGACCTTGACCTTGACCTTTATCTTTACCGCCGTCACTAGATTTTCCTGGTCTGTCTCCATAAGCATCATCACCACGATAGCCGGGTCTTGAACCATCTTTATTTGGTTTAACAAGTTGCATAGCGCCACCGTCTTTAGCACCAATTCTTGATGCATCGTACATCATTTTAAAATATTCTCTAATGGATAAAACTGGTTGACCAGCGTTTTCCATTTCCATTTTGTAATTTCTATATTCATCTATTAGACCAGACTTCATGGCCATCTGAAGCATTTCGTTTTCTTTTTGTTGTGGTGATTTAGGACCTTCATCACCTTTATAGGTAATTTTGGATGCTCCTGTGTCTAATGATTCAATTCCTGTTTTCATATAAATTTTATGTTAGTTTAATATAGCAGGAATTTAACCTGGGGTTGTTAATAATACTTGTTTTTGTCAAGTAAATCAAGCTTATGATGTAACTTCTCTAGGCTTGATTTCTAGCGCAGATAGAACAACATGTAGTCTATTTGCGGTTGCTGCAGTGACTTTTAATATTTCACTCTCTTGTAATACAATAGGTCCTGATAATAGTTCCGTGGTCCCATTTGCAGATATCGATTTAGTCTTAAACAAACTAAATATAGCACTAGATGTATCTGTAATTGTCACAGTTATAGTGTCTGCATTACCAGAATCTTCTGATACTAGTATAGATTTAATTACAGCTGTAGTAGCTGACGGCACTGTATATAATGTCGTAACACTAGTGGTAGTTAAATCTACTTTTTTATTTACAAATGAATTAGCCATTATGATAAAAAGAAAGCAACTGCTTCCTGTTCTTCTTTTAAGTCTTGTTGAAATGTTGTATTTAATTTTTGCACAACACTATCTACATCTCTAACAAACGATTGTTGTATTTGTTGATCGTATTCTTTATTAGGTTGTGTTAGTGCTTGTACTATTCTTGCCATTATCTTCTACCGTCTGGTTGTATATCTAATCTAAATGTTCCTAGTTTCCAAAACTGACTTGTGCTTGTGTTGTCTACTTTTAACGATATAGATCTAGCTCTAGCACGTGTGTCTATTTTTTGTGTACCACTCGTTACAGTAAATGGTCCTAATGTTGAACTAGCTGCTGTATCGTTTGGAAAATCTCTTAAGTTTAATGTTATTCTTGCATCACCTGTTTGTGATAAAAAGTCTGGTAACACTCTTCTTATTTTCATCATAAACTCACCATCACCAGCTAAACCTTGTTGACCTATATCAAAATCTCCAGATTCAATATTTGCAGTTATAGAACTTGTTGCACCTTCTCTTATTTGATCTAAACCTTTTTCATGTTCATAGTAATAACTAACACCGTCAATATTACCTTGTACAAATGTTGAAGAACCTGATGTACCATTAGAACTAGTATCATACTCTGATGCATGAGGTTTACCAAATACAGCAGAATCTTGCCACGCTGTTCTAGCTAGTGTACCTGTTGTCCACACTGGACGTTCTGGTGTTGAATCTAAATAGTTATAACAAACCATTTTGTTTACTGTGTTAGATGAAGAACTAGGGTAAAACCACATAACTTCACCAAACAAGTTATTAAGACCTGCATTGATATGTTGTTTTGGAATTGTATTAATATCATCATAAACATGGTCTTCAACTAAACATGGTAACGATTCTAGTTTACCAGTGTATCTAAAAAAACCATTTTCTGACATCCAATAAGCTGTACCATCAACCTCAACGGCTGCATTTTTTCCTATCAATCCACAGTTTGTACCAACTTGTTGAAACGAGAAAGTAAAAGGAGAACCAACAAATCTCATAATAAATAAAGAAGTATCAGTCCAAACGTAGATTGCATCTCTACCTCTGATAGCTCCTACAATTTTAGATCCATCTGCAAGTCTTTGTGTACCTGCAGTGTTAGTTGCACTAGGTGCATAAGACGTTGTTGCATCAATAGATTCTTGGTCCGAGAACCGTATAAACATTTCATCTCTTGATGAAGATGTTCCTATAGTTGTTTCTGTTCCAAAAAATATTAAGTGTCTATCTGGTGATGATACTAAACTAAATGAAGATGCTGTTGGAGCATTTGCAAGTATTGTTGCTCTTGTATTGTTTGCACCTGTAGGATCAGAATCCCATTCAAATGTTTCTCCACCTGCTATAGTTGCAATAAGTTTATTACCAAAATTATCTAACGACCATAAACCTGGTGCTGTTACAATATCTCCTGATGCTGCAGAGTTCCATGCAAAAAAAGCAGCTGCATCTGTGACCGTTGCACCACTAGAATGTATTGCTGCTGTTGTACCATTAGCACCTCTTGTTAATCCTGATAATGTTCCACCACTATTTCCTGTATATGTAATTAGCTCTGTTCCTATCTGTACAGTTCCTGATGATGGAAAAGATGTTGAGCTTGCCATAGTTAAAGATGTAACTGATGCATTTATTCCTGATGATAGTGTTGATGTAAACTGTCCTTGTGCAACACCACCCCATGATCCAAGACCCCAACCTGTTGTTGCAACCTCAACTGCTGGTCCAACTGGATAATAATGTTTAACTCTAATACCACCAGATGTAGAAGCTCCTGATCCAGACTCATTAGATCCCATGGTTATAGTTAAAGTAGTATCAGTAGGTATTGATGTTACCATAAATTTTATATCTGTAAAATCT